GGACGGATGAGGATTTAGCCGCGTCGTCCCCGAAGACCGTGCCAGTACCCTGCGTCTTCTGCCTAGCTTCGTATCTTACTACGCCACCCGCGCCGCCCGATCCGCCCGTGTTGGCCCCCAACGAGCCCAGTACTGCGAGCATGGCCGCGATGGCGGGGAACCCGAACGGGCCAAGAAAAGCGAACATAGCCGTGGCACCGGTAGCCGTGTTACTGGCCTGTAGAACCCCGTTGAGAGCCACTTTGCTGGATACTTCAACACCTTTTTGCGCGACTGAAGAAATGGACGACGCTAGTTCAAAAGCGCGGAAGCCCATTTCGACCGCATGCAGGATTTTGTAGGCGGCAGTTTGCTTACCGAAGAAACTGGAAGCCGCGCCAGCCACGTCCCCGTAATACTTGAGGTCCATGTCGCGCTTTTCGTCGAGACGAGCCTTGTCTAGGGCATTCAACTTATCTCGGTCGCCATTCGCGTCTTTTGAGCGTTGGGCGTACGACAGCTCCATTTTCTCGACAGCAGTGTAATGATCAGCAAACACGGTGGTCAGATTAGAAATGGCGTCACCGACCAGTCCGAAAGAACTGGACATGCCAGCTGCGGCGCTTTTCGTGCGTTCAAGCATTTCGTCTTGGAGCTGCAGGTAAAATTGGCCCTGCTTAATAGCGTCACCAACGCCACTGGCCAAATCTTCTCGCTTGTCGGCGTCATCCTTTCTGCCTTGGACGTAAGCGGTAGCCTCCTTGGACTTCGGGTCCAAGCCGATTTTCCTAATTTCTCGTTCAGCTCGCAACTGAGCAAGGGCAACGGCACGTTCGCGATTCGTGGCGTTTATCAGCCTAAGTTCAATCTCGAGTTCTTCATTGGCGTCGCTATTCGCTTGGTTTTGCTGGATAAGCCAGGCTTCACGAGCGATCTGATTAGCCTCGTCTTGGGCTTTGCCAGTACGAATGATAAGATCAAGAAGTCGGTCTTTGTCTTGGCCAGCCGCATTGTCAGCAGCGGCCTGTAGGCTTGAAATATTGATGGCATCCTGCACAGCCTGGTTCACAAGATTTTGCGACAGTCCAGACTGTTCCATCATATCATTAGCGGCTTTTTGTGTCCGCGTTCTGACTTCAAGAGCTTGGGTTTGCTTTTCCCCGTCGGCCAGGGCCTTGGTGACTGCCGCCGTCAGCCCGAGAGCCTCAAAGTCGGAAGCCTTACCATTGGACTTGGCAGCGTCTGCCAAGGCCCTTCTCATCGCAGTAGCCCGAAAGCCAGCAGCGGTAGAAATGTCGTAAGCTTCGGCCACCAGCCTGTTGCCGTCAATTTCCGCTTGCAGCGCTTCTTTGCGCTCTTTCACTTTGTCAATCGGGTTACGCTCGCGACCCCAACGCGGACGGAAACCTTCGTTGTCAAACTTTCTACGAATTTTGTCGTCTTCGGCTGCGGCTGCCGCCGCTTGTGCCGCTGCCGCGTTAATTTCACTTTGCTGTTGTGCTTGCAACACGCGCAAGCGTTCCTTGTTACGCGCAATCGCCCTAGCCGCCCCCGGAGAATCTGCGTTATGGGGATTATCTTCCAGGCGATCGATTGCTTTTTGGACCTTTTCGATCTGCGTGGAAAGAGTGTCCGGACGACCAATGCCCAGGATTTTGTCCCACATATCCGAAGCTGCTATACCGACGTTATGTAGCAGGTTCTGCAGAGTGCCGTAAGCGGGTTTGGCCCGACTTTCTACTGCATCGTGGATCTTGCCCATAAGATATTCTTGGGCTTCCAGGTGCTTACCTTGTTTCTCCAAAAGGTCCAGATTTTCGATGATATCGTAAGACAAGTCATGGTAAGTTTCGTTGTGCTGAACCGCCCAACGAACCAGACCACTGCGCTGAACATCATAGCCTTTAAGGACCTCTTCGAAACTTTTGCCGGTCATCTTCGAATAATAGTGGGCGCTTGCCACCATGTCTTCGATAGCCTGGCTGGTGTATTTGCCCGACAGCACCAGCTGAGAAATGCCAGCTTTAGCTTCCCGAATGCCCATGTGGTTGGCCTCGGCAATTCGTTCGGCCATGTCTTCATACATGCTGGCGGTCATACCGGCATAGTTGCCAGTGGCCACAAGGGCATTGTTGAAAGCTTTAAACTCTCGCTGGCCCTTATCCAGAACGTAAATCACAGCAGCAACAGCCACGGCTGCAGTCGCAATAGAAGCGCCCAAAGCCGTCATAAGCAGTTCTGTGCCACCCATTGCTTGACCGAGAATGGTAAGCGAACCAGCGAATCTTGTCCAGTCGCCCCGGCTGGCTTCACGGCCTAGAACCAGAAGCTCACGCGTGAAGGTTGACGTCTGGATCGTCAGGCCCATTACTTGCAATCGACCATTGCCGTGGGCTTTGTTCTGTTCTTCAACAGCCTTAGTGCTCGACTTATACGCATTCTCCATGACCTTCTGTGCGTTGGCCAAGCCACCCACAGCTTTAATCATGTCAGCCGTTACGTTCCGTCCTTCCCGCATGGCTGCGGTGATAGCCGCTTCGGCTTTTGCAGCGGCTTGCGTGGCACTAGCAGCGTCCTTCGTGGCTCCAGTGAGACGCCGAAACTCTTCCGCGCTCATTCTTACAGCCGCGGCATTCGCTTGTGTAGCGCTTGCAGCATTCTGGCTGGCCTTGGCCGCTTGCATAGCGGCCATTGCAGATTCCTTTTGTGCACGAATTTCGGCGCGGTAGTTATTTTCAACTTCTCTGATCGCCGACGCCATTTGAGCCATGGCGGAAACCGACTCGCGAACTGCGGGCTGGGTTTTGCTAGCTTCGGCGTTAAAATCGCGAAGGCTTTGCTTCGCGGCATCGACGGAAGTGGCATCCGCCTTAATATTGAGGTTAGCCACTTCCGCCATCAGCTACTACCTTTTGACCTAAGAGAAGCCGCTTTCGCCTGAAAGTCTAGATAGGCATCGTCGGCTGCCAATAGTGCTCTGTACTCCCAATCGTGAAGCCGAATGCCCTTGCGCTGCATCCATCTTCCCAACTGTTCTTCGGATATGGGGTTAACACCAAAACCGTTAGAACCCCGTCTCCTGTTCAACTCCTGGAAGTAGCCCCACAAGTACTCTAGGTGCCAAGGAAGAGGTTGGACTTGAAGTTCTTCGGGAATTACCCCGTTAACCTCCCAGGCTTTGATCAGATGATCCCGCCTAGTCCCATCGTCCCCCTCAGGAAGACTTAGCTGAAACTCAGCTCGAACATAGTCCTCGAATTCTGAGATCAGCTCTTCGTAAAAAGCTCCAGGTCCATGATGGCGGCATCGACCTGCCGCCGCACTTCCGGGAACCTCGTGTAGAGCATCTTGCAGTTCGGAACGTTGAACTCCAGGTCCTTCCCGTCGACGACGACGTTCTCCCACCCGAGGGTACAGGCGACCAGAAGGTTAAGGCCTTCTTCTTCCTGCTCGGACTGAGTTTGGATCGGGACGGGCTTGCCTTTCTGGCGAGCAACAGCGATCCGGCGGTTGTGCGCATCGATATTCTCGCGCTGCGTTTCGCGGAAGGTGTCGCTGTCCTTGCCAAGAATGGTGATCTTGATCCCGGTCTTGTTCTGGTAGGTGTCCAGAATGTCGATGACAGCACCAGCGTTGCAAGCAGCGATGGTGTCAAGCCCGGCGCTCAGATCGAACTTCTTCTTGCCTGTGATGTTCTGTTCCATGGTTCCCTCAGGGAAGTTATGAGGCTCAGCCTCGTATACGAAAAGGGCGGGTGGTATTACCCAACCCGCCCTTAGTAGACCACGTCCAGAGCGTCCCCACTAGAACATATCCTAGTGGGGACCCTAGTCTTAGGTGAAGGAGCTGTCCATGATCGAAAGCGAGGAAATCAGCGAACCAGCAGCACCGCCAGCATTTTCCAGAGCCTGGAAATTCATGCTGAGGGTGAGGCCCTTTTCACCGTCGTCCTTGTCCGCACCCGAGAACTTGAGAGCGGGCATGTTCATCACGCACACACCGGGGTTGGCGGTGTTGTCGGTCGTGAGAGCGACAGCCATCTGCGCAACAGTTTCGTTGATGAACATATCGCGGTAGGTCACGTTCTCGAACAGCACCGTGACCGAACCGGTGACGTCGATGGACCCAGGGAAAATGTCAGGATCGACATTCGACCCAACGACGCCACCGGGAGCCGAGTAGTTGCCGTTGACAGTCAGGTCCAGCGAAGTCACCACACCGACCTTCACACCCTGGATGAAGAGCACACCGTTGGACGAAGCCAGAATACCGGTATTGGTGGGGTTGGTTGGCGACGTGAAATACGCCGACGTACCAACTGTCATGTCGAGGCCCATGATGGGGAACGACACAGTGACCATGCCCGAAGCCGGCATCTTGACGTTGAAGCCGGTGACCACACAGTCAATGAAACGCTCACTTTGCGTAATGTCCGCGAAATGATGCTCGATGGTGTAATAGTCACGAGTGTGGTTGGCTTGGGGGATGAAAGCTTTCTTCCCAGCCTGGACGATGGTATTGGCCGTACCAGCGGCTTGGGCGACAACGGAAGTACCGTTGATGGGGTAAAGCGTCATCACCGTGGTCGTAAGAGCCGTGATGATATAGGTTTGGTTGTTCACGGCCTGAGCGTTGCCCGTGACACGAACCACATCGCCGACATTGAAGCCGTCGGTGAAAAAGTCACCAGCGGCACGAGTGAAATTGCCAGCGGGAGCCGTGGTCACAGTGACCGCGATATTCGTCAGAGGACCAGTCGTCTTGACGGCTTGAGCCGCTTGGCGCAGGACGCTCTCGAAAAAGGCCTGATAGGTCCCGAGCGACAGTTCGCCCTGGATCTGACCAGCGACGGAGCGAACCCCGTGACGCATGTCATTACGCTGCATGGACGGGCGAATTTCGCCCGACTTGTAGCTGGCCTTGGCCAAGTCGATGGTGGAAGTCACGCGACGGAGGGTTTGACCAGTTGCGGCACCCCCGGTTGCGATAGTTCCTTGGACAGTCTGCTTCTTGAAGTTGAGCTTCTTGAAGACACCAGTAGCGATCGTACCCATTTTTGTTACCCTTCGGGTTAGACGTTGGCGAAATACCGGATGCGGACGGGCAGGACATACCTGTCCTGTTCGTTGTAGTAAGGCAACACTTCGGGAGTTTTCTCAATTTGCACCGTTACACCCGATTTTTCGAAGGTGTTACCCCTCGCAAATGTGGCCTGGATAAGCTCCGCTCGCGCAGCGGCGGCAGCCGGTCCCGTTCCCAGCGGGTATTTCAGGTTGACCTGATAAATCCCGCGTTCACGGTACGAAGACCCACCAAAGGTGGGATTCTCCGGCTCAGCCGGAAGAAGGTAAACGTCTTGATACGGCACACCCCCCACGGGGGTAAAGTCCATGTTTTCCCACGCAGTTTGGATACTGGGGGTAATGGAACTCAATGCGTTCTCAAGGGCTCTGCGAACAGCTAGTAAGGCCATTTAGCGGATGACCTCCATAGCTTTCTGCTCCATGATGGAATTGAATTCCATCACGCTCAGACCGACCATACCATTTGGCGGGGTCTGGCGCGAGTAACCGCGCTCAAGCTCCCAAATGTATCGTACGTTGTTGCTGATATAAATCAGTTTCCCAGACGGCTTGGCGGGTATAGCTGCTATACACGCCGCCGCCGTAGCCCTACCGGTGGCGTCCGGACGCAGAGGGAGGCGCATGACGGGCGCTCCGGTACCTACGTGCCACCCTGCCCGCGCCATGCCTGGGACATACCTGCGAGAGGGCGGAGATTTCCACATAGCGGGATTACCCACTGGTGTTCGTCTGATAAGCCTCTGCACGAATTCACTCAGAGCAGAATGAATGACCTTATCGAGCTTCCCCTCGGTCTTTTCGCACCACGCTTCGATTTGCATACCAAAGTCTTGCATTTAACCTTTCCTCAGGTTAAATACATACACAACAACAACATCGTTGACAGTTATAATGTCAATGTCGTTGATGATGAAAACTGCTGCACCAATAGTGACCGTGTCAACTAAGGTGGGGGCAGTACCGCCGAATGAGGAGGCCGCAGCAGTCATCTTTTTGGTGCTAACAGCGGCCAACGTCACTTCCTTGCCCTCGTCCCGGTCTTCCTCCACGATGGCTTTCATCGTGAAGCTAGTCGTTCCTTGGGTGAAAGAAGATGTGTTCGTGTCGTAGCTACCGTTGTTTATGCGGTTATAGGCGATCGTGCGCCCAAATTCTGCTATTTGGGCCAAAGCAACATCAGCAAGATCGTTGCCGAGGCTCACTTACCTATAAACCTTCATAACCCCGCCGCCAGCAGACTGGAGCAAGGGGGCCAAAATCTGTACCACAACCGGGTAACGTGGCGTTTGTGGCGAGCGAGGATCGAATTCCACATAGACCGGCCCCGTCTTCACCTGCAGACGGTTTTGGCTAAGGGATTGTGGGGTCAGCGGCCCATTCGTAGCAGCGATCAGAGCCAATTCGCATTGCGCCTCTTTCACTTGAGACGGCACAGTTGTGACTGGGATCATGTAGGCGAATGAAGAGAGACGCCCATGCTGCGGGAAAGCGGCGGTATCATCAAGATACACGCCAATACGAGGCCAGTCAAGCCTTTGAACGGTGTAGTTTCGCCAACCCTTCCAACGGGCGCGAAACTTTTGCATCATCCAGTTGGCTGCTTGGCGGAGAGCCTGCTCCTTGACCGCCGTGGACAATGGAGCCCAGGAAGCGTTCCCAAGGTTGCTGTGGTACGTGTCAGCTTCCGTCACCGTAGCATAGCTTTCGGCGGTTGCAAGACCTGTGCCATCTTCAACTGTGAGCGCCACTTCCTGGACTCCTGTTCCGGGGAGGAACTACTTAGCCCTGCGCAGCCGGGGTCTTTTCGACCTTGGCCTTCGCGGGGGCAGTCTCTTGAACCGGCACGACTTCCGTCACGACTTCCGTCACGACTTCCGTCACGACTTCCGTCACGACTTCCGTCGCGGCGGCGGGGTCGTAATCCGGACCATCGTAAATCTCGTGATGATCGGCCAGATCCGACTTGTTCATCACAACGTACCCTGCCGGATTGTCATCGGTCTTCTCGGCGACCACCTTCACCGTTTCAACGGTGTCATTGGCTGAATAGGTCATCGGGTCCTAGTCCTGTTTGTTGTGGAGAGCCATGTTGGGGAGGGTAACGCTCTCCGGAATTACCCTCCCCCCTGGGCTTAGCCCGCCAGGACCGCCAAGTGTTCCGGCTTCATGACCACCCAGCCCCAGGCGATGGCCACTTCATACAGAACTTGCCTGTACTGCTTGTAGAGCCGGACTTCGAAGGCCAGACCGGACTTCGGATCGGTGATGATCACCGCGTCGTCGGCCATATCGCCTTCTTCCGGAACCGCAGGCGCCCGCGTAGCAAGCGCGATGGCGTTCCGAGAGAACCCGATATTGCGGGTGGCCGTGTTCAGAACAGTCAGGGCGGTCGCAGCAGCCGGAATGGCAACCCGGAGGCCAGGAGCCGCCAGGGTGATCGTACCGGGAGCCGAAACGCCAGTCTTGACCACGTAGATGTTGCTGTCGCCAGCGAACTGCACGAGATCACCGGCAAGAACAGTGCCAGTACCGGTGATCAGAGTGATGTTGGTAGCGCCGACAGCGTAACCAGCAGTGTTGCTGGTGTAAGCGGCGCCCGTCCCCTTCGTGGCGGTGACGATCTGCGCACTTTCACGCAGGGCGAAGCCGTGCAGATCGAGCAGAACACCCTGGCGAAGAATGTCCGTGGTCCCAGCTTCGCTGGCCCTCGTCAGGTTCTGCAGAGTGCGAAGATTGGCGCCAGCGGAAGTGTCGATGATCAGAGAACGATCATTGGGCGGAGCACCGTTGTCGTCCAGAATCTTCCGGACACGAGCGGTACCGGAAACGTCAGTGGCGAACGGAGTGGTGCCGGGAGTACCGAAGGCTCTCGAAGCCCCGACATAAGCCGCTTGAGCGCCCATCAGCTCGATCTTGTTCGTCAGAGTGCGCATTGCCTGAGCGAACTGGTCGATCATGATACGGCGGCGACCGAACGAGCCGTTGTCGAGGGACCGGCTTTCTTCACCATTCCAGCGCACCGGAACGGACTCAGCATTGGTGATCGTCCAAGGGACGGTACCGATGGTCTGATCGCCCGTGTTGGGGGCCGTCACGCCGGGGGTGATCGCTTGGGAAGTGCTGGCCGGAGCCACGAAGCTGACGATGTTCTGGCCGACCGCCGCACGAGCAGCAGACATGTCGTGCGTGACCGAAGGGATCAGACCGATCAGTTCACGCGAGACAACGTCCATGGCCTCGTAGAGGTTCGGGATAAGGCCGGTGAGAGTGTTGGGCATTGGATTCGTTTACCCCCAGCGGGGGCTCCTTTCTGGTTTAGGATTCGGTGAGAGTTCCCCCACTCTTGGAGAATGCCATCTGTTCGTTGGGAGGCAGGGCTCCAAAAGCTTCGCGGGTCATGGTATTCGCTCCCCGGTCGGCACCGCCGCCCTGAGAACCACCACCGCCATTGTTGCCAGCGGCGACGTAGTGCTTGCCGACGTCAGAACCAGCGAATTCCTTGAGCGCATCGCTCACGGACTTGTCGCCGATCAGAACGTTCTCGACCCCATTGTCCACCTTCACAGTGGCCTTAGGGCCGAACATGGCCTGAACCGCATCATGGAAATGCGGAGCGATCTTGTTTTCCACCATCGCCTTGGCGAGAGCGGTGTCGGTAAGCAGGGTATTAACCCGCTTCTCGGACCCCTCAGCACGTTCCGACAGCTTCTTGACGTCCCCCTGGGCCTTGGACAGCGCCCTGTTGGCGTCATCGAGGGCCTTCTGGTTCTCGTCGAGCTGGCGTTCCAGCTTCTCCATCTTTTCGGGATCACCCTTCCCCTTGCGGAGATCTCGGATTTCCCCGATAAGCTCGGAGTTTTTGTCTTGCAGACGCTTCGTGGCATCGGCGATCATGCCTTCCACCAGTTCAACGTCTTTGGGGTCGTTCGGATCGTAAGCCATGTTATCCCTCAGGGATTGGGGGCGGCACAGCCGCCGGATTAGGTGCCAGAGAACGCTAACATACTTCGGCACAGCCGAGAAGCGGTTAGGATGGTATCACGCTTCGGTGGGTGGCATGCTATCCCAGCTGTGATACGCCCCACACCCCAAACAGAAAGTACCCAACGGGGTTAGTTGGAATGCTTGGTTATCACACTTGTGGCAAGCCAGACGCGGAGTGTCATCGGGAAGTTCTACTGAAAGGTGAAAATGACCCCGATAATTCCCACACGCCGGACATTTAAATGCCCAGGCTGGCGCTTCAACATTGGCATCCCACTCGTGGCCACAAGCCAAACATTTAGCTGGCCCCGACAACCGGCGCACAACTTCAGATTCTACCGAGACTTCCTCGCACTTCTGACGAGCCGCCTTGAATTCGCTCAAACTCACTACGCTCATTCTTGGACGCCACCAGCCTGTGCTTGGTCTTCCGGAGCTGGACTATCCGCCTTTTTCGTGGGCGCTTGGCCGACGAAGTCAGGCTGTGACTGGATCGCACTTAGAGCTTCGGAAGCCTCCTTGTCGACCGGGACAATGTCGCCACGCTGCAACATCGACCAGAAGTCGTCGAAGGGCAGTGTTTTGGCGGCAACGGCTGCGACGAGAGCGTTCAGGGCATTGCTATCGACGATGATGGGCAGGAAGTCCTTATTGAACCTGATCTCGATACCGTCCGAAGGCGCTTGAGCCCATTCCGCAAACACCTTCATAGCCCTCGTGAATGCCATAGACGCTGCCATAGCGATACTGGCCAGCCTGGAGCTTTCCCCAGTACGGTTCACGATGGTGGTAGTAGCCCCCGTGGGCGTTTTCCCATTGTTTTCAGGCGTGAGCATGCGCGCGCCAATAACCGCCATCTGGGCCTCTTTGCGATCCAGATTGGCTTCGAGCGCTTTCAGGCCGGTCCCATGGAATTCAAGGTACGAGGCTTTGGCATTCGGGTCGGGGAAAACCCAAGCGTTAGGGCTCCCAACGTACAGTTTGGCGGGCGCAGCGCCATCT